GATTCACGAGCTTGCCGTTGACGACACCTCGCGACCCAGCCACGGGCTTGGCTCCACCGCCACCCGTTGGCTCGAACGCGAACGCATGCTCCTTGGTCGCCGCGACGATCCACTCGTCCACCGTCAGCGGCTCCCCGTGAGACCCGTACTTGCCTTCCTTGGCCACGACCTTGTCGTCCACGACGTGGAACGCCTCGGACGCGCGGCCCAGGATGAAGTCCAGCACGCCCGCATCCGAGCGCCCGCCGGCCTTCGCGAACTTGTCTCCGATGGCCTGGCGCAGCGCCGCGTCCGCCAGACGCTGGTCCTTCGCCCGCTCCCGGGCCTCGGTGGCGTCGAGCTTCTCGCGGAGAGGCTTCAGCGCCGAGTCGAGCGCGGTCTGAATCGCGGCCTGCACGTCGTCAGGCTTCCTGACGCCACGCTTCTCCAGCTCCTCGGCCTTCGCCTTGAGGGATGCGTACTCCTCGGGGTCGATGGCCTTGAGCTTCTCCAGCTTGGCCGTGTCGATGCCGGCGAACGCCGCCACACGAGCCAAGGCGGCCTCGGGGGTCTCCGCACCGATGGCCTTCAGAAGCCGGATGTTCGTGTCGCGGAACTGCGCGTGGGTCGCGGCGGGCACGTAGCCCGGGATCGCGTCCCCCTCCAGCTTGAGCACGAACTTGCCATCCCGCTCCTCGTACTCGCTGCGGAACGGCTCGGGAACGTCGGTCAGGGCCGAGACGACTGGTTTCAGCGCCATTTACACCTCGGAGGATAACGCGGACTGTCCGCGTCCTAGTTTTTTTGGTACAGGAAATTCGGGAGTCGGCGGGTTCCGTCTCAGCCACTCCCACAGATAGCGACTCGTGCTCTGTCCGGCCCGGATCGCCGCGCGCTCGATAGCGTCCTGCTCGGCAAGGTGACACCGGAAGTGCAACTCCCCGTCCCTGCGCTCGTGCTCGGGCTTCCGGGATCCCAAGGGCCGGCCAGGGCGACGCTTGGTCCCGTTCACCTGTCAGGCTCCGTTACGGCCACGGCGCATCTACACCGGGTATGCAGTGGAGGACGCTGCACCTCGCCGAGCGAGGTCTTGAACGTCTCGCGAAGCGGAACTTGCACGCCGTCGAGCGGAGCACAGTTTGGACACAGCCGCTCATCTGGCGTAGTCAGCCACTCCTTGACCGCGCCCTTACTCAGCAGCCCGTCCGCCTGAGCCTGACGCCAGCCTTCCATCGCCCCGGCATTCAAGCTGTCCATGATCTCGGTTCGAGCGATAGCCTCGGCCCGGTCCCGTAGTTGCTTAGCGGCGTACTTGTCCACCAGCGCATTGACCGTGCCGAATGGGAGCCCTTCGTTAATGAGTCGCTCGCGGTAGCTCAGCACTGCGCCCATGCGCCGCTCGTCCAACCCGATCATCTCTTCGATGAGCCGGGCCGCGTCGTAAGGCGGGATGCCGTCGCGGATTGACCGCACGATCACGTCGCGGATGGCCGCTTGGGTCGTGGCTGAGATGTCCCGGATCATGGCCGCGGCCTGCCGCTGTGCTGCGGCTTGGGCGCGCTCGTTCTTGCCGTCGAAGCGGAAGGCAGTGGTTGGCATCAGCTACGCAACGCCGCGAGAAACCCACGACGGTCAAGCCGGCCACGCACCAGCAAAGCCTTGGCTACCTTGCGAATGGCGGACTCGTGCTGGCGCACAATCTGACGAGCGAGCCGGCCGGCGAGGTTGCGCGTGATCGGGGATAGTCCGAGTCCGACCAGCGTCCGCCAGTCCCCATAGGGGACCTTGTCCAACGGCCGCCCAAACACCCTGTGCTCTGCCTCGTGGCCAGCCAAGGCCACTAAGGCGCGCGACAACGGGTCGAAACGACCACCACGGCGGAAGTAGGCCGTCTCGGTGTAGCCGTTGCGCGGCCTCCCGGGAACCAAGACTAGCCGCAGCGGCTGCTCGCCTACCACGTGAGCCATGACCGCGTGGCCCGCCTCGTGGATGGCGGCGGCGCGGCGGTCCTTCGCCGGGGTGCCGCGCGTGAGCCGGTCGCCCCGCACGAGGTAGTCGTGGCGCTTCACGCCAGCCATCCCGTGCTACCATCCGTCACGGGACGGGGCCGCACGTCTACCCGAGGCGGGCAAGGCCCCACGGGCCGGGGGCGCGCACCTCCGGCCCTTTCTTTTTCGTCGTGAATCCGCTCAGGATCCCCCGCCTCCCTGATCCGCTGGTAGTCCTCCGGCGTACGCCTGCGCCGCACCGTGTCCAAGCAGTCCGGCCCCCCGGCCTTGTACACCACGCACACCATGGGCCGCATGGAGTAGATCGAACACCGACCCTCCGACGTCAACGCGGTACACCGGCACTCGAAGCGCAGCTCACGGGGCGCGAGGATGTGCTCCTGAGACGTGGCGTGAAGCTCCAGCCATCTCCGCTCGTCGGGGCCAGGAGGACGCACGTCCGTAGCCGGGATGGTGAACTCTTCGCAGCATGCTCCACGACAGGCTTGGCAGTTCACCGGCCCCTGTTCACCTGATCCGCCCCCAGCCGGCCGCCGCGCATGAACGCATCCGCCACGATGGGGCCGAGCGGCTCCAGCGCATCCCGTAGCGCCGCGCGTACCATGGCCTCCGCGCGCTTCTTGTCCTTCGCCTGGAGAGCCAGGGCCAGCGCGTTTATGGACACCCGGCCCCGTGCCCGGTCCATGGCGCGCAGGAACGCACGGGATAGCCGGGGCTCGAACGTGTCCCCTACCCTGTGGAAGTCGCGCCAGTTGCGGGGAGCCTTCACAGACGCTCCAGCCATTCGAGAACGCGCTCCGTCGCTAACTGGAGACTAGCCGTCCTTCCCACATACCTCTCGCCAGGAGCAGCAGAGTTAATCACGAAGTAGAACGCATCCTGCGGCTCGGAGTAAACGAGCGTAAACCCCACCCCTTTGGCAAGACACTTCTGCTGAACGCCGGCCAGCAGGGTCCACGGCTCAGCCTTCACGCCTCCCTCCCGGCGTCCGGCGCGAACCCGTACCGTCCCTTGGCGTCACGGAGTGCTGACTGCGCGCGCTTCCGGATCGTGCCCCACGGCTCGGCGGACCTCGCCTGCCGCTCGTCCTGCGCCCGGATCACGGCGATAGCACCCACGATCAGGCCCGCGGCGAACCCGACGCACCCAGCCGCGGAGACGGCGGACAGGGCGACCAGCCAAGGGAGCCACGTCATGAGCGTTCGGCCCGCACTGGGAACAACATGTGGTCTCGCAGCGCGTTCAGGTTGTCCCGGACGTGATCACCCCCAGCAGGGCGTTCGGAGCCTTCGGACCATACCGTCCCGGCCCCAACGATTTTCAGCGGAGTCACAGCGCCATCCACCATCCCAGCACCGAGCGCGACCAAAAACACGTAGCCGTCCACCCCTGCGTCAAGCACCTGCCCGGGCTCCGGTAGGTACCTCGCGGCCCGTATCGCCGTTATGGCCGCGCGCTGAGCCGCGGCGTACGCCTCCCGAGCCATCTCCAGCTTTCGTTCGTGGGCCTTCACGTCAAGCTGTCTGCCAAAGACCTCATCGCGCGCGATGACCAGGGCCTCACACCGTGCCCGCACCTCTAGGTGCTCCGGATACGGCGGTATCCACGCCATCACTCACCCCCCGCGTCATCCGGGGGCGGTTCTGTCTCGCGCCTCACGGTCCCCTCTCGCTCGATCTCCTGACGCTCCTGCTCCGCCGTGATCCCGGGCCGCGTCAGATCACCACGCTGTAGGTTGTGGTAGAGCGTGGGCCAGCTCATCCCGCCAGCCTGCCACGAGAGCACCAACTCCTTCGCCTGCGTCGGCGTCAGCACGACTCCAAAGAAGTCCTTGTTCAGCGCGCAGGTTGCTTTGACGTCGGCTGGCGCGGCCTCGGTCCCAACCCACCAGCCGTGAATCCGTAGCGCCTGGGTCATGGCCTGCTCCACGGCTCCGGCGATGGTCCTGAGCGTCGCGTGCTCCCCGGCGTGGCGCATGCCCACAGCCGCCGCGGTCTCCGCGCTCTTGGGTTGCTCCTCCAGCAGCCGAGCCCCGAGAGTGGCCATCATGTGCCGCTTCTCTGCGTCCGCAGTCTCCAAGGACTTCAGGCCCTGGCCGGTGAACTCGAGCATGCCGGCCTCGCCCTTCTCGCCGAGGTGCCACGCCGTCTCGGAACCGATGTAGAGCAGCTTCTCGGTATCGGTGAGCCCGGACACCCAGGGAGTGGGGAGCGCCGTCCAGTGCCGGCCGTGCTCCAGGTCGGCCATGGTGTGGTAGTGGGACATGTTCACGTCCACAAGATCGCGAAGCGGGGGCTTCTCGATCGTGGGGCTGGTGGACGTGGGACCGACGAAGACGAACGGTATGAACGGCAGCGCCATCCCCCGCCGCATCGGCGTACCGTCCTTCACACGCCTCCACTGGTCCCCAACCTTGCGCCACACCTCGAACATGTATGCGGCGGAGCGCGCGTCCTTGGGCATGCCGATGGACAAGACCCGGTACTGCTCAACCGTCTCGTCCGCGAACTCGTCCTTCGGGTCCGGCTCCTCCACGTACTCACGGAGAACGACGCGGGTCAACACCTCGTCCCCGGCCAGGCGCTCCGTCCGCCAAGCGATGATGTCCTCGGCTCGGTAGTTCACGAAGTACGGTCGCCCCGCCTTGGTCTGCGGCGCAGTCGGATCGCTCGGAGCTTCCGCCCACTCGATCAGCGTCCCACCACGGCCTACGGTGAGCACGTCGTGGGTTAGCGCCCGCGCGTACATCTCCGCGGACATCCCACCCAGGGTCAGGTCCACGAGATGATCCTTGATCCCCGATGGCACCTCGAAGACGGGGGGCTTCTGAAACACGGCTCCGGCCAGGCCCTGGATCGTGCGGCCCGTGGCGTTGTAGTACAGCGCCCGAAGCTTGTACGCCTCGTAGCGTGCCCGTCCCCTCTCGCCATCCTTGACGTGGCTGCCCAGCATGGGCAGATAGGCCGAGCCCTTGGCCTTCACGGCGTCCGAGCCTTCGGCCAGGTCACGGCATCGTTCCCACTGCGGCAGGAACACCGTGTAGTCGGGGCGCGGCGTGTTCACCGGCATGGGCACCTCATCCAATCACAAGCTCTATTTCGCGCACCCCGGGCTTCCGCACCTTCTCCACCGCGTACCGCAACGGGTCGATAATGTGGTTCTTCTTGTCCTCCAACTGCGGCAACACCTCGCCCGTAAGGGGATGCACCTTGAACGAGTACAGGGTCAGCTCGTCGATGGTGTGCCGGCAGCGCGGATGCACGACGATATCGTAGCCCTGAAGGAACTTGACCCCCTCCTCGACGGAGCCCGGACCCTTGCGTGCAGGGATGATCCGAGGATACCCGTGCCGGCGCACGTGGCTGATGGTTTCGGGACGCGCGGAGTCCGCCACGATCTGATAGGCCCTGGCCATCCCGTGACCCTTGCCCTTGCCGTCACACGCACGACCGGGCTCGCACGACTCACAGCCGAGCATGTCGAACAGGGCCGGCGTGTCCTCGATCTCGCACCCGACCTTGTAGACCTCGGCGTCCACCATCAGCCTGCGGCCCGAGATGTAGCAGCGGACCAACGTGGTAGGGTCCGCCGCGAACCCCCAGTCCCCACCGAACAGAAACGCGGCGTCCTTCGGGGTCTCGAACTCTTCGACTTGCCAGCGCTTGAACACCCTGGCCTCGCTGCGCATCTCGTACTTGCCCAGCCACACGTGAGCGTACTTCTCGGGATCACGTGCGCGGTCCCACTCCATCTCCGCACGCAGTACCTCGGGGAACCAGGGGTTGTCCCGGTAGCTGACTTCCACCACGATCGAGTCCGGAGGGGGGTTCTTGCGCAGGAACGCATCGACCGGATCAGACGCGGAACGCGGGTTCCACGAGAACCAGAGTTCCGAGCCGGGCTTGCGGATCGTGGGCCGCAGGAGATCGAGCGAGTGCTGTGACAGGGACTGCGCCTCTTCTACCCACGCTACATCGTAGCCTTCCAGGGACTTGATGGAATCAGCGGTGTGGTTCTGCATCCCCTGGAAGATGATGATTCCGCCTCCAGGGGCCTCGATGTGCGTATTCAGCACGCGAAACCCAGGAATGCCGTAGTGCGTGATCTTGTCTTCCAAGAGCCTCTTGACCGACTGCTCCAAGGACTTCTGAACCTCGCGCACGCACACGGCTCTCAGCGGCTGGCGCGAGTAGCTCCGCCAGATCAGGAGGTCGGCGAACTGGTGAGACTTCGCCGCACCGCGGCCCCCGTAGGCCCCCTTGTATCGAGACGGCCGGAGAAGAGGCTTGAACGCCCGGGGCGTCTCGATATCCACAGTGACGGCGAGGCTGCTCACTGCCCTTCCTTGGGGTCAACGATCACGTGCCGGATCAGGTCAACAGGGACTCCCCCCGGGAACTCCACGTCCACGGTTTCCTTGGGCTTGCCGTATGCGTAGTGCCAGAGCATCGTTTCCATGGCCGGCGCGAGCTTCCCGGACTCCAAGCGCTCGCCTAGCTTGGCCCGATACCGTTCGTCCTCCACTAGCTTCCGCGCCGCATCCCTGACTTCCCGCGTTACCTTGTTCGGCACGCCCGGCTTACGCCCCGAGGGATTCCCCGACTGCCCCGGCTTGAACGGCCGGCCGCCTGCTTTCCTGCTGCTATTTTCAGCCTTTCGGCTACCCACGTCCCCTCGCCGTTTCCTGCCGTTCCAGCTCGTACCAGCGTTGCACCGCCCACACGTGACGCATGCCCTTGATAACGCTCCAAGCGCACGAGGCCAGAACGGCGGGGTTAGCTATCCTGCGAAGGCCCCTGGGGCGGCGCACGCAGGCGTAATCCAGCCACATCTGAGCCCATGCGTTGCAGACCACCCACCACGCGAGGCTAACCACGTCCCCTCATCTCTGCGGCGATGGCCCGCACCTCGTCCAGGGTACGGACGGGAGCAAGTCCCGGGACGGGCTTGGGGCCGGAGCGACGGCGCGCCAGGATGGTCAGGTTAGCGGTGGTCGCGCTGGCCTTCTCCGGGTTCGCGACGTGGTAGGCCGGTCCCCTGTCGCAGCGGTACACCTTGAGCCGGTATCCTGCGCGGCGGTGGGCCTCTCGGGCTTGGCGCGTGCTCTGGTACGCTCGCTTACCACACGGACAGGTCATGACACCTTGGCCAGGTTGAGCACGTCGATGAAGACTTCGGTCTTGCCGGACTTGGCCCCTGAATCATACGTGTACTCGAACAGGGCCACGTGGGTCTCTACCTGGGAGCGGGCGGAGGATCCCAAGGGAAGCGGGGTGGAGCCACGTGCGGCCATGAGGTCCGCCAGGGACGTGGAGGGCGAGGCCGTACCGGTGATCACGTTGTCCAGGGGACCCAGGATCATGACGAGGTTCCCCGACGAGTCCACGGTGCCACCGTTTGCGTTCAGAACGCTTTGGGCGCTACGGCTGTTGATGATGGCACCGTCCGCCAAGTTGTAGAGCGTGAGCACGAGCGTGGTGAGGGAGGCCGCGGGGATCGCTACCCCCGCATGGTCCTGGACTACGGCCGTGAGCCGGCCCGTGGTCTTTTCCGGGAAGCGGAACGGCTGGGATGTCTGCGTGGTCATACCGCCTCACCTGTGATGTCTGACAGCGTGGCCGGCTGGCCGTTAACGGAGGCTAGGGCCGCGGGACGTCCGGTGACGCTGGCCAGAGAAGCGGCGCGGCCCTGAACGGACACTAGGCGCACCACGTCGCCATAGCCCCAGCCGAGAGCGGCCGTCAGAGTGGCATCCTGCCCCGTGATCACATAGCTGCCCGCTACCGCCTGAAGCAAGCGGTCCGCGATCATGGACGCCTGCGCCCCGGTCACTCCGTAGACCCCAGCAACGGCTTGGACATACCGTGCGGCAAGTGCGCTAGCTTGCGCTCCGGTCAGGGTGTAGGCCCCAGCATCCGCAGAGAGCAAACGGTCTGCCAGGAGCGCGGCCTCTGCCCCGGACACGACGTAGCTGCCCGTATCCGCGTTCAGCGTATAGCTCCCCAAGGTGGAGAGGTTGGCCGCTTGGCCCGTGAGAACGTAGACGCCGGCCACCGCTTGCAGCAGGCGCGATGCCAGGGTGTTGACCGTGGCCCCGGAGACGTTGTAGATCCCGGCGTCCGCCAAAAGCCTTCGGGCCGCCGCCAGAGCCGCGGCTTGTCCAGAGACCACGTAGGCCCCGCTCGCGGCGTCCAGACGGCGAGCGGCGAGGACGCTAGCCACCTGGCCGGTGACGGCGTAGACCCCGGACTCAGCGGTCAGTCCGAAGCCCCGGAGAAGGTCCACGTCGGCCCCGGTGAGCGCGTAGGCACCGGTGTCGCTCTGGAGCAGTCGAGCGGCCAATGGGGACATGGCTTGGCCGCTGAGCGTGTACCCACCCGCCACGGCATCGAGACGGCGTGCGGCTAGTGCTGTTGCTGCCTGACCGGTGATCACGTAGCTCCCGGATACCGCGGATAGCAGGCGGCCGGCAAGGGGACTCGCGGCCTGGCCGGACACCGCGTAGCTCCCCGTGTTGGCCCCCAGCAAGCGAGCGGCGACTGGCGAGACATCTTGCCCTGACACGGAGTAGGCCCCGCTCGCAGCCTCCAAGCGGAAGCCCCTCATGAGCGTGGTGTCCGATCCGGTCACGGCGTAGGAGCCGGACACGGCCGCCAACTGGCGCGCGGCGAGGGTCGATGCAGTTTGCCCAGTCACGGCATAGCTACCCGTATCGGCATTCAGGGTGTAAGCCGCTCCGCCAACCTCGGAAACGGCAACCGCTACAGCGATAGCGTCCTCACTGGTCTGCGTCCAGCCTGCCGTAATGTCCGTCGATCCGATGGTGTTGTACCGGTACACCGCAGCAGTCTGAGAGCCGTTGTCCAGCTCGACCAACGATGTCCAGTTCGTGAGCGGCGTAATGCCGCCAACCGCATCCTGACCAGAGACAAACGTGATACCGCCCCACGAGGTCTTGCCGCCGAGAGAAAGAGTCACGCTCGGATTCGCTACGGCATCCGAGGAAATGCCCTCGTGGTCCACCACCTCCGTATCAGCCCCGCCAGTCAGCGTGATGGCGAACCCAAAACCGTTGGTGGCTCCGATGTCGCACGCGACCGTCTGCGCTCCGGTGGGAATGCTGGAGCCCAGGAAGTAGCAAGCGACCTTGCCGCTTTCGCCGCTGGCCTTATCCGTGGCCCGTACCAGCGCGCATGACACGCCGCCATACGTGACGGAGTTGACGGCGTTGCCCGTCGCCAGCAGCAGGAATACCAGGACGCCACGAGGCGTCCCGACTGGCGTGTGCGTCCAGTTGGGATTGACCTCTACGCCGGATTGGCTAAAGGCGTCGTAGGCTACAGCCATGGGCTACTTGCCTAGG